GGTCGTTAAGGAATTAACCACGATGGGCGTTTTGGAAACCGGGCGCAATCAAACCGGGGCCGGGTCCACGGGCGGCCATACCGGCGGCCAAGGCGGCAACGGCGGAACGGTTGACATTTCCGGTGCGCGTACCCAAAACGAAGCCCACGAAATCATTGCAAAACAATTGATGGCGCAAGGGAAAATCAACGGTTCCAAGGAATTTTCGGACGCGATGGCGCAAGCGTGGAAAGACAACCGCGACGCAATCAAAGCGTTACCCGTCCAATAGAACAGTAACAACACCGGGTAAAGGGTCAATCCGGCAAACATTAACAATTTAACACAAAACAATTATGTCACTTGTAGCAACCCGTTTGCAAAATTGGCGTGTCGAAAACCCGGAATTTGACCGTAATATGGCCCGCCCGTTGGAATACGGCGCGTTGGATTTCTTCATTGAGCAAACCAACGCCGCAAATTCCATTATCAACCCTAATTTGCGCGACCGTGCCTTTGAATCCATCGGCAACACCGTGCAAATTCCCGTTATCAATTTCGATGGCGACGTGACCGTTTCCAACGTCCGTTCGTGCGTCATTGCCGACGACGAAAACACGTCCGCGTTGTACACCGTGAATTGGGTAACGTTGGCCGTCGGTTTCACGATGGTTCCCCAACTGTACAGGAACAACGAAATTTCCTATGAACACGATTTTGCCCGCAAGATGGAAAAGGTTTGCCGCGCCCTTGCAAGCGTAATGGACGTGCAAGCAATTGCCGCCCTTGAAGCGAACAAAACCCAAGTGTTTAGGGATGCGTTGTATTACACCGTCACGTCCAATTCCGTTCAAATTCCTTGGAACGCCCGTATGGAATTTTTGGCGGATATGAACGCGATGATGCGTGCAAACGCCTATCCCGAAATGTTGCACGTCATTGGCGGGGCCGGGTTCGATTCTCTTGTACGCAAGATGGCCGAACACGACATTTACAACGACGTCAACAAGCGTTTGGAATATGACAACAAAGTATTCCACTATACCAACAACATTGTAAACGGTTCCGGCATCTTCGCAACCGGTTACATTGTGGCCGATGGTAACGTGGGCGTCCTTACCCGCGTTGACCGCGAAGCGTTGAGCCGCACCCGCGCCAATTTCCACGAATGGGATGTTGTGCGTTTGCCGTTCATTGACTTGCCCGTGGGTTCCCACTATTACACCGCCGTCGGCGACCAATCCGATATTGCGGGTGCCGCGTCCGACGATATGGTATGCAACGTCAAGGAATATTTCGGATTTTCCGTTGACGTGGCCTTTTTGGTCGCGTACAATTCCGACCCGACAACCGTTGCCAACCCGATTATCAAAATTGAGTTGGCCGCCCCGGGTTCCGCAAATCCGTTCGCAACGCCTGTTGAGGTCGTGAACAGTACGACCAATCCGGTTAAAACGCAAGAGGTCACCCCTTAATTTCGGGCACATCCTAAACCAACCATTCACGCGGGGACGGGTCGCAACAACCCCGTCCCCGTTTTCCATTTGTAAAGGATTTTGACACGTCCGGAAAACCTGTAAAGAAAATCGAACTTTTATGATACGATTACAAGACATTCAAAACGCATTGTTAAACGTTTGTGGGTGGGCGCAAGATTACAACCCGGAAAATCAAATTGACGATGCGTTAACCCAATCGGAAAGCGGCTTGACGTTCCAAGGGGCGCACCCGCTTTGCACGTTGGCGAACGTCCGGGCGATTATGCCGGACGATTACTTGTACAAATATCCGAATTGGAACAACGCGACCGCATACGCGGCCGGGGCCAAGGTAAAACACACCGGCAAAGTTTGGATTGCCAAAACGGCCAACGTCGGTTCCGAACCGGACCAAAACCCGGATGATTGGGCGGAATACAACTTTGTTTCCGATTTCGTGCGCCAATTGACCGTTAACGGAATCAATACGGCCGTCCAAAATTTCATCCAAGAAAAGCAATTGCAACAGGAAACCAAGAATTTGTTGGAACGTCGTACATTCTTCGACGGGGCCGCCCGGTTGGCCGCCACGATAGACCCGACCGGAAAGATTGTCGGTTTCGAAATCGTACCGGTTCGGGCGATGGGCGTAACAACCAAAATCGAACGAATCGGGTTGCAAATGGTCGGCGCAACCGGAACGGTCCGTTTGTATCTGTTCCATTCGTCGCAAGTTGAACCAATGCGCGTTATTGACTTGGCCTTTACCAACACCAAAGGCGGGTTCCAATGGTTTACCCCGTCCGAACCCATATATTTACCGTATATTCCCGGCGGCGATGGTAACGGCAACGATGCGGGCGGCGCGTGGTTCCTTTGCTACAACCAAAACGAATTGCCCGCCGGTATGCGGGCGTTGAACGTTTCCAAGGATTGGTCCGTTGAACCGTGCCAAACGTGCCTTGGCGGTTCGATTGAATCTTGGCGGCAAATGACCAAGTATTTACAGGTTTCCCCGTTCGGGATTCACGCACCGTTGGATTTCGCCGAATACCCGGAAATGTTCGATATTGGCCAAATCGGTTACACGAACACGATGAATTACGGAATGAACGTGGAAATATCCGTTGGTTGCGACATTTCCGATTTCATCATTTCCCAACGGGCCATATTCGCAACGGTAATCCAAAAACAGGTCGCGGCAAACGTATTGCGCACAATCGCAATGAACCCGGATGTTCGGGTTAACCGCAACCAAGTAAACGTTACGCGTGACGAACTGTTGTATGAACTTGACGGCGCACCCACGGGCCGGGCGTCCGGGCTTGGGTACGAACTGAAACAGGCGTACCGGGCTTTGGAATTGGACACGCGGGGATTGGACCGCATTTGTTTGCAATGCAACAACCACGGCGTGAAATATCGCACGGTATAGTTAATTTTCCAAGAAATGGCGTATAACGGGCTTTCGCCGGAAAGATGATAAATTACCCGTCTTTTTGACGAAAGCCCCGGAAAACGCCCGAAAACGGCCAAAACGGGGATATGGGAATATTAAACGACTTGCGCACCCGCGTTCAATCGGTAAACGACGGTATGGAAACCGGCGAATTGGTCCGTAACGTCATTGTCCAACATCCCGACGACATTTTGGATTTGCAAAAAATGCAATTGTTCCAAGGGTTGGCGGCCAACGGCCAAGATATACGGCCGTATTATTCGGAAGATTTGAAACCGTCCGGGTTTTTCCATTCGGTCGAATCGGCGGGCCGGTACGCGGCTTGGAAAAAAGACGGTATCAATTACCCGTACAAAGCGAACAGGAACCCGGATGCGCCAAACCTGTACATCAACGGCCGGTTTCACGACGAATTGGGCGTACAGTTTGCCGCCGATACCGTGGGAATCGTCCCGACAACGCCGTATTCGGCCGGGATTATGGCGAAATACGGAATTACGACGTTCGGTTTGATGATGGCAAATTGGATGGTCGTATTTGTCCAACGCGGCGCATACGCCGAATTGATGCAACAATTAAAACAACGTCTTTATGTCTATTAACGCACCCGTTATCCAAAACCCGGTTATGTTGGACCGGGTTATTGGGGAAATACAAACCGGATTGGTCGAAAATTTGCCGTGGTTGGACGTGGCCTTTGGCCGGTCCCAACGTCTTACAAAGATGATGAACGGCAAAAAGATTATTACGCCGAACGTCTATTGCGGCGGATGGAACGGCCACGGCGAAAACGATTACATCGAAACGTCCCCGGATTCCAAGATTGGCAATTTTTCGTTCTTTGAAATTGAGGACCCGCAAACCATTGACGCCGGACCGTGGGCGCGTCAAATCAAAGCCCCGTTCGGCCTTATCGTTTGGTTCGACTTGACGCGGGTTTACGACGAACCGGCCAACAGGAATACCGAATACATCAAAGCCCAAATCTTGCGCGTGTTGAACGGCCGGGCCGGTTGGCATTTAACCGGCGGTCGTATCGTCTTGAACAGGATATACGAACGGGCCGAAAATATTTACCGTGGTTATACGCTTTCCGAAATTGACAATCAATTTTTGATGCACCCGTATTATGGTATGCGATTTGATGGGATATTGGAATTTGATGAACTTTGTTTTGAATGATTATGGAAAAAGTTTTGGCAATCAATCCCAATTACACCGTATTTTCGGACGGTCGAATTTTTAGTAAGATTTCCGGTAAATTCTTGAAACCGTGGAAAACCAACAAAGGTTATCCAATTGTTTCTTTGTTTGATGGAAAGGGCGGACACAAATTTTATTTGTTGCACCGTCTAATTGCAACGGCCTTTATCCCGAATCCGGAAAATAAACCGTGCGTGGACCATTTGGATTGTAACCGCGAAAATTGCGCCGTTGAAAACTTGCGTTGGGTAACATATTCCGAAAACAACAGGAATCCAATAACGACAAAAGGATTGGCGCACGGTAATTCGATGCGCGGACGTTTTGGCCGGAATAATCCTTTGTCAAAACGTGTTTTGTGTTATACGCGAAATGGCGATTTAGTCAAATGTTATAATGGCGTACACGAAGCAAGCCGGGAAACGGGAATAAACAAAGGCGATATTGGCGCGTGTTGTCGTGGCAAGAGAAAAACCGCCGGAAATTATATTTGGAAATATGATAATTGAATTTGTGTGTTGGGTCGCGGTCGTTGCTTTGGCGGCCGCGTTCCTGTTGGGGCTTGCCGTCAAATGGCATTGGTTGGAATGGTTGCAAATCCACGCGCCCAACGACTTTTTCGGACAACTGTTCAATTGTAAATTCTGTTGTTCGTGGTGGGTTTCCGTCGTTATTTCGTTAACTTTGTGCGTGGCAACGGGCCAATGGGTTTTGTTGGCCGTGCCGGTTTGTTCAACAGTAATTGCCCGGGAATTATGGTAACGGTCAAGATAGGAAAACACACGGTCGAAATGTACGACACAATCGAAGAATTGCCGATTGTGCGGTTTCATAAATACCAAAAGTTGTTGTTGATTGATGCGGGGATTGGGGCCGACATTGTGGCGTTCGACCAACGCATTGAGAAAACGCGCCGGTATCTTATGGACGGAAAGCCGGAAAAGGCGCAACAGGAATTGGAAAATTTGCGCCAAACGGTTTATTTCATTCAAACGGGAATCAACCCGAAACACCGGGCGTTCGCCGCATTGGTAACGAAGATTGACGGCCGGGATTGCAACGACCTTTCCGACGTGGCCTTGGCCGAATTGTTGGAAACCTTGCAAGACGTCCCCGAAAAAGAGTTGACCGCCCAATTGGAAGCGGTCAAAAAAAAAATTGACGGGGAATTAAGGTTGTATTTCCCGGGCCTGTTCGCCGATTCCGAAATAAAAGAATATTACGATTTGTTGAAGAAACGGACGATGGCGGTTTTGGCGAACATCATTGCGGGCGTGAAAAACCCGGATGCAACGCCGGAAATCGAAAAGTTGACCACGGCGTTAATAACGTATTCCAACCCGAAATCGTTTGCCGGTTCGGATGGTGTGGAAATACAGTTTGACCGCCAATTTGAAAACCTTTGTTTGGTATTGTCCGAACAATTGCACGTAAAACCCAAGGATTATTCCGTTTTGGAATTTTACAACGCGTTCGATTTTGTCAAGGAACGGGCGAAACAGGCCGAAAAGGCCCAAAAACGGGCAAATAAGACACGATAACGGAAAAGATAAGTAATTTATCGTCCCGAAAGAGAAACGCCGAAATTCGGGACTTTTGAAGAAAATAACCCAAACAATAAAAGTTGATAAGATTTGATTAACTTTGTTGAAAATTTAACGTTATGGAAAATTGGAAACAAATTGATGGTTACAAACCCATTTATCAAGTTAGCAACTTGGGTCGTATTCGTTCATTGGCCCGCGTAACAAATGCCAATGGTGGCGTTTTTCATCGAAAGGAAAGATTGTTGAAATTCAGTAAATCCCGGCTTGGATATTTGATTGTTTACCTGTATTCGGAAGATGGAAAGAAAAGAACAATTCCGGTCCATCAAATTGTTGCAAAAACATTTATCCCAAATCCGGAAAATAAACTCGAGGTTGACCACAAAGACGGCGATAAAACAAATAATATTGTTGACAATTTGCGATGGGTAACGCATAAAGAAAATTGCGCAAATCCAACAACCGCGAAGAAACAAAAGGCATATATCCAAGAAAGGGCGAAACACAAAAAGGCAATTGCGGCATATACGTTGACCGGGGAATTTGTCGGAACGTGGCCAACAATAACAATGGCGGCCAATGAAACCGGAACGTGCCGACATTCGATTTCTTATGCCGCAAATGGAAAGTATAAAAGTGCGAACAATTTAATTTGGAAATATTATGGATAATCCGTCCCCGATTTATTATCGTGACTTAATCACGCCGGATAATTCAATTACCAATTTGATTGCCCAATTGGATGAATTGATACAAAAGTACGAATCCGCCAAAAGCAAGATTCAAGGCGCGGCGGCGGAAGCGGCAAAGAGTATGGGCAATTTATCCGGGGCGACGGAAGAACAACGGCAACAAATTTCGATGTTAACGACGGAATCCGACAAATTGGCCGCCGCATACAAGAAAAGCAACGACGCCGAAAGTGAAACGTACCGCCGCCGTCAACAGGTTATCGCGGCCGTCAAGGAACAACAACGGATTGACAAATTGGTTGTTGAATTGAACAATTCCAAAGAGGGTTCATATAACAGATTGTCGGCCCAATACCGTTTGAACAAAATTCGTCTTAACGAAATGTCGGCGGAAGAACGGAAAGGAACGGACGCCGGGCGGCAGTTGGAAACCGAAACACGGTTGATTTATGAGGAAATGAGCCGGTTACAACAGGCGACCGGCAAATACACGTTGGAAGTTGGCCATTATCAAAACGCATTAAAGGCGTTGCCCGGACCCATCAACCAAGTTGTCACGGGCTTTTCCAATATGCGTTCCCAATTGCACACAATCGGGTCGTCCAACTTGCCGTTGGCCGCCAAGGCGATGCAAGGTTTTTCGACGGTTATGTTTGGAACAATCGGTATTCTTATGTCGTTTGTTCGTTACTTGACCGGCGCGGCGCAAACGATGCGTGAATTTGAACAGGCAAACGCCAATTTGTCCACGATTTTGGGAACGTCCCGGGATGGGATGAAAGCGTTAACCGATTCGGCGTTGTCGTTGGGCCGAACAACTGAATACACGGCCCGCCAAGTTACCGAATTGCAAACCGAATTGGCAAAACTTGGTTTCGGCCAAGGTTCTATTATTGCGATGCAAAAACCGGTTTTGCAATTCGCAACGGCCGTCGGGGCGAATCTTGCCGACGCGGCCGCCGTGGCCGGTTCGACCTTGCGGGCGTTCAATCTTCGAAGCGCGGAAACGGAAGAAACGCTTGCAACGTTGGCCGTCGCAACCAACAAATCCGCGTTGTCGTTTGACCGCATCCAAACATCCATCGGTACGGTATTTCCCGTTGCAAATGCGTTCGGTTTGACGGTTAAGGACACGACCGCGTTGTTGGGCGCATTGGCCAACGCCGGTTTCGATGCGTCAAGCGCGGCAACCGCAACCCGTAACATCATTTTGAAATTGGCCGATTCCAACGGAAAGTTGGCCAAGGCGATGGGCGGCCCGGCAAAGACGTTCGACGAAATTATTGATGGGTTGATTAAGTTACGCAAGGCCGGAACAGATTTGAACGACGCGTTGGAATTGACCGACAAACGAAGCGTCGCGGCCTTTTCGGCGTTCATATCCGGGGCCGAATCCGCCCGGGAATTGCGGCAATCGTTGGAAGATGTTAACGGCGAATTGGAGCGCATCGAACGGGAACGTTTGAATACCGTTGAGGGTTCGACAAAGTTGTTGAAATCCGCGTGGGAAGGTTTAACCCTTGCGTTCCAAAATTCCAACGGCGCAATCAAAGATACAATAGATTGGTTAACCCGTTTGGTACAGGCGACGCAACGGGCATTATTCCCGCAACAAACGTTCATTTCCGAATCGGCCGACAAATACACGAAAGAATTTCAAGAATATTACGCCAAGAATGGCGCGGAAGCGGCAACGGCGTTTATTGACAACTTTATGGCCAATTACGAAAAGTTGGCCGAAAAGACGGGCCGCGAAGCCAAATACGGCGATGGCCTGTTGAACCGTTGGTTTGGATTTGGCAACAAACAGGTTGCCGCAAAGACGGCCGCCAATTCGTTGGAAGCGATACGCCAAGCCCGTGGCGTTGTTCTTTCACAAATCGAAAACGATACCCGTGAAAGTGAACAACAGGCGTTGCGCGATGCGGAATTGGCCGAACAACAGGCGAACCAAAAACGGGAAAAATTAACAAAAGAACAGAAGAAGGCGATTGAAGCGGCGAAGAAACAACGGATTGCCGACCGCAGGGCAGTTATTGAATCAATTGATTTGGAAATTGCGATTACGGAAGCCGGGACGGATAAGATGTTGAAGTTGCGCCAAGACAAAATCGAAGCGCAACGGCAATTGGAATTGGAACAGAACAGGCAAAAAACAAAATCCGAACGGCAAGACGAAGCCGCCATAAATGCCAAATACGACAAACAACAATCGGATGCCGTCAAGGCGTTTAACAATGAATTGGCAAAATTGAACGTCCAACGGTTACAGGCCGAACAACAGGCAATCCAATTGGAAATTTCCATAACGGAAGATGGAACCGAACGGATGTTGGAATTGCGCTTGGCCAACATCGAAAAACAACGGGAAATCGAAATTGAACAGAACAGGCAAAAGGATGCAAAGGTACGCCAAGCGGAAACGGCCATTAACGCCAAATACGACGCATTGCGCTTGAAAGAATCCGCCGATTTCAACAACAAGTTGGCGCAACGGGATTTGGCGGCCGCCCAAGATTTGGCCCAAGCGGAATTTGATTTGTTGGACCGGAACGAACGACAAAAAACGTTGTTCAAGTTGCAACAGGAAAAGGCCCGGTTGAAAGCGATATTAAAGATGAACGAAACGGCCCCAAAGAAAATGACGGCCGACGAAATCGCCGCCATTAAAGCGACAATTGCCGGGATTGAAAAGGAAACCAAGAAATTGGGTTATAACAATCTTTACGAATTGTTGGGCATCAACTTGGATTCCGACCAACAAAGCGCATTGAATACGGCCATTAATTCCGTCAAAGATTCCATCGGTTCGTTGGTTGATTCTTGGAACGCGGCGGCGGAAGCGGCCGTTAATGCGGCCAACGCCCAAGTGGATGCCGCGCAACGCACGTTGGACGCCGAAATTGAAGCCCGGAACGCCGGTTATGCAAATGAGGTTGAAACGGCGCAAAAGGAATTGGAATTGGCCAAGAAAAACCGCGAACAGGCGTTAAAGGAACAACAGAAAGCCCAAAAGGCCCAATTGGCCGCCGATTCGATTACGCAAGCGTCAAGCCTTATAACCGCGTCGGCCAACATTTGGTCGTCGTTGTCCGGTATTCCTGTTGTCGGTCCCGGATTGGCCGCCGCCGCGTTGGTCACAATGTGGGCGTCGTTCGCGGCCGCCAAGATTAAGGCCGTACAGGTTTCCAAACAGAATACGGAACAATACGGCGACGGTACGGTTGAGTTGTTACAGGGCGGAAGCCACGCAAGCGGCAACGACATTGATTTGGGAACGAAGAAAGACGGAACCCGGCGACGTGCAGAGGGCGGCGAATTTTTCGCCGTCATTAACAAGCGCAATTCCCGCCGATTCCGTGACGTTATCCCGGACGTTATCAATTCGTTTAACGATGGCACATTTGCGGACCGTTACCAACGTGCAAACGCCGCGATGGCCGGTTATGCCGTCCAACTTATTGGCGGCGGAAAAACGGACGTTTCCGGGCTTGAAAAGGACGTTGCCGCAATCCGTCAACAGGGCGACGAAACCCGGTATGTGGATGGCCAAGGAAATACGATTATCCGGTACAAGAATTTAACCCGTAAAATCAAATCGTAATGAACCCGATATACAAGTTTGAATTGACCGCAAACGGAACGACGCAACAGGCGTTCCCGGTTTATAAGGATGATTTGGCAAAGGATTTCGAAAAGGAATCCAACCAAGAATTTTTCCGGGCCAAGTTGTCCGGAAAATTGACTTTTCAACGGGACGACTATACGTTTATTGTTTCCAAGGCGTTCGATACGCAATTTGTATTGGAAATCTTCATTTCTTACAATGCCGGTCAATCGTGGGCGTCTTATTGGCGCGGGACCTTTTGGAAAACCGATTGCGAATTTGACGGCGACGCCGAAACGGTCGTTGTTCAACCAACCGTTTGGGACCAATATAACGACGTTTTGGCCGGAATGGATAAGGAATATAACCTTATCGAATTGGCCCCGGAAATCGCGCCCGTAAAGGCCGATAAACGGCCAATGATACAAGTTTACGTCCCGGGCCAATCCGTTATTGGTTGTTTCCTTTCCGGTATGTGGTGGGAACAGGAAGCGGAACCCGAAAGCGACGAAGCGAAATTGTCGGAAATTGGCGATGGAAAATTAAATTTTGCATTAAACAAAGTATTTACAGTTGTTGACATTTCCGGTTCAATGTCGCCACAATTGCCATCCATATTTGGAAAATCGTTTCTTGAAGATGCGCGATTTAACCCGCGCGAAATGGGGACGTATGAATTTACGGGTTCTGAATATAAATTGGTTTACGCTTATTATGGCGGTTCGGGCGGTTCGCAATATTCTTGGACAATTGTTCGAATTTCGGACAATGCTTCGTTATGGCGTTATGCCGTAAACAATCAAATCCCGCCCGAATTGCCGCATAATATGACGTTAACACCTGTTGCGGATTCGGGAGCAACCGGGAATGTTACTATTTACGTTCACGATATGCCCGTTTACGCCCGATATGTTCTTGATACGCCAACGATTAGCGGTTTGCAAACATATGAAATTCCGGCCGATGATATTGTAGAAAACAATCGAAATTACACCAAAGTTATAGGGTATCAATTCCCGGATACAATTTATTTTTCCACCGCGTTAACATCAACACCAAACCAATGGGGATTGTATCAACCGGGCCAATATTACCAACCGCCGTATTTGTATTGGTTGCCCGAATTGTTCCCGGTCGCCCGGAACGCTTGGGGCCGCGTTTCGATTTGGTTTACATTTTCGGCGTTTGATTGGGTTGTTGAGGAATCCGGGCGGCAACCGTTCACGATTCGCCACGCGTACCCGCTTGCGTCTGTAATATCCGTTTTGTTGGCCAAGATTGCGCCCGGGATAACACACGAAGCGACCACGGATTATTCCCAATTCCTGTATGGAACAAACCTTATCGGAATAACCCAAACGTTGTTGATAACGCCAAAATCCAATTTGGTTACGGCCAATTATGACCAACCGGCACAAAAAGCCCCGATTACGTTAAAGAACGTTACGGATATGTTGCGCGATTGTTTCCGTTGTTATTGGTTCGTTGATGAACAAAACCGATTCCGGGTTGAACATATCCAATATTTCCGCAATGGCGGTTCGTATTCGGGTTCGCCTGTTGTTGGTATAGACTTGACAACACAAAAGGTCCCGCGCAATGGCAAAGAATGGGCGTTTGCCCGCAACCAATATAAATTCGACAAACCCGAAATGGCGGCCCGTTATCAATTCGGGTGGATGGATGATGTAACCCAATTGTTTGAGGGATACCCGATTGATATTATTTCGAAATATGTTAATCCGGACAATATCGAACAAATTGATGTGTCAAAATTTACGTCCGATATTGATTATATTTTGTTGAACCCGGGGGACGTTTCAAAGGATGGGTTCGTGTTGCTTGCCGCCATTGTCCAATCCGGACAATATGTTTTGCCGTATTACAATTATGTCTTTGATTTGAACGACCATTATTTGCAAAACGCGTATGTTGCATTTTGCAT